CCCGTCTGACACATAGAACTGAAAAAGGCAATGACACGGCGCAAGTGCCATATCAAACAAATCCGCAACATTCCAAGCCGAAACGATTATTCGGCGGCTGTCGGGGCTATTTTTTATTTCCGATACAGCTTTTGATATTTGGTCGTAAGGGTTACTGACATAACGACCTTGACCTTCGCTAAACATAACACCTTCCCAACTCCTCCATTGCTTACCATATACCGGTCCCAAATCCCCGTTTTCGTCTGCCCATTCATTCCAAATCGTTACGCCGTTGTCGTTTAGATACTTCACGTTCGTATCGCCCGACAAAAACCAAAGCAATTCATGGACAATTGACTTGAAATGCACTTTTTTGGTGGTGAGCAGCGGGAATCCTTCCGATAGGTCAAAACGCATTTGATGCCCGAACACGCTAACGGTTCCCGTGCCGGTGCGGTCGGTTTTATGTTTGCCTTCGGACAAAATGCGTTCGATTAGTTGGTGGTATTGGTGCATGTGGTAGGTGAAAAACCGGGCGCGTTGGCGCACGCCCGGAAAATTTTTATGGTAAAAGTAATCCAAAGCAGGAGGATTAGGTACAAATATACACACTTTCCACCAAAAACGCAACTCCCAATACCGGTACCGGTAAAATTTATTTTTGTCAGCTAATCAACTACTCCGATTTTATCGGAACTAAACCCCTAAAAACAGCCTCAAATGCCAGTCATTGCTTTGTCAGTTTTTAGCTGACACGTAACGCGTTGATAATTAGTATAAAAATCGCCTCGTGTTTTTCGACTTGACAACGAAATGACAACGGAAACGCCGATTGGCATTCAATTACAGCACTTTTGTCAAGTTTGTCAGCCAAAATACACACCCCCTCACATGCAGGCGTGCGCACGCGTATGCGTCCGCAGGCGCACGCGTATATGTGTGCGCACGCACACGCACACGCGTACACATGAGGGCATATATATTACCTGACATACTTGACAAGTATAGTATAATATAATAATAATGGGCAAAAAGTACGCATTTTTGTTGTCAAGTCGTTGTCAAGTTTGTCAAGTTTGTAGTAATAATCGTACTTTCAGCTATGCCGAAAATATAACGAAACAAATATACTAAATTATTATAGTCAAAAAAACCGCCCGTTTGACCGATTTTTACTATCTTTCCATTCAAATATGAAAAAATACTTAACCATTTTCGCCGCTGCGGTAACTTTGGAGCTGCTTTCAACGTTGTATATCCAAGCCGTAGCCTCGTGGAATATGCCTGCCGTTGCCGTGCTTGCATTCCTTTCGCCGCTCGCAAACCTACCGTTTGTCGGGCATTTGGTCGATACAAAGGAATGGAATGAACGTGTGAAAATGGCACTTGTGTATGGCACCGGGTATGCGGTGGGAGCAATGATTGTTTTTTTGATTAAAATACTGTAAAATGGCACGTCCTCTGAAATACGAAGACATTGACAAGCTGAAAAAGGATATTGATGCCTATTTCGCAAAATGTGACGCAAGAACAAAAACTATAATCGGCAAAGACGGTATGCCGTTTGAAACTCCGTGGCCGATTCCCTACACTATCGAAGGGCTTGCCGTTGCGCTTGATACCAACCGTCAAACGTTGTTGAATTATGCTTCACGCGAGCCGTTCTTTGACATTATTTCACGTGCAAAGGCTAAGATTCAGGCAAATAAGGTTGAAGGTGGCTTGGATGGTAGCTATAATCCAAAGATGGCAACCTTCATGCTTATCAATAATTACGCTTATTCGGAATCAGCAAAACCCGAAACGCAAGAACATAAAGTTATCATCGAGTTTGAAGGCGACAGCGACACAAAAGAATGACCACCCGAATAAAACTATACCGACCGCACGCAGGACAGCAGCGAATACTTGAAAACGCACGGCGTTTCAATGTTATCGTTTGCGCTCGTCGGTTCGGAAAAACAGAGCTTATCACATCGGTAAAAATGCCGCTGATAAGCCCTGCGGTTTTTGAGGGGAAGAAGGTTGGAATCTTTGTCGATGACTTCAAAGATTTTGCCCAAAGTTGGGCGCGAATTGTTGAAGTGTATAAACTAAAATCCGAAGGCGGACTAATTGCAAAGAAAGACGATACCGCGCGGATTATGGAATTTGTTTCGGGAGGTGTGCTTGAAATTTGGTCTATCGGCGACGAAGGCCGAAAGGACAAAGGACGCGGGCGAAAATATCACCGTGTAATTTATGAGGAAACGCAAAAAATCCCCGATAACGTTTTGGAGTACCATTGGCAGACTGTTGCACGCCCGTGTTTAACAGATTATAGGGGTGATGCGTTTTTTATCGGCACGGCAAACGGGAAAAATAACTATTGGTATCGTTTATGTCAAAAAGGTAGCAGAAACGGGGGATGCGAAACAAATTCGTTTAACGAAACGGATTTACCCGCCGAAAACGAATCGAGCGAATGGGTAACGTTTCGGATGATAACAACTGACAATCCGCGCATTGACCCGGCGGAAGTTGCATCGGCATCAGCAGACCTTGACCGGCTTACGTATGAGCAAGAATATATGTCCGTTTTTGTGGACTATGACGGCGAAGCATGGGTTTACGTCCTAAAAGAAAAGGAACTACAAAACCGCGTTTTTGTACCTTCGCGTCCGTTTTCGCTCACATCGGGCGAACAATTTTATATTTCGTTTGACTTTAATAAAATCCCGATGACGGCAGTTGTCGCGCGAAAAGTGCCGCTTCCGCCTAACGAAATTCAGCGAACACGGTACAAGTACGGGGTTCACATCATCAAAGAGTTTAAGCTAGGAAGCATCGAAAAAGGCGAGGCTTCGATTTACGACACTTGTCAGGGTATCCGCGAATGGGTATATGCCGAAACGGGGCGAAAGATTGGTAAATGGGGCGATAATCGCCACGCTTGCACCGTGCCATTTTTAATCACCGGGGACGCATCGGGGGCAAGGTCAGATGGGCGGCAAAAAGTGCCGATGGATTATTATCAAATCATCCAAGATGAGCTGCAAATCGCGCCGGCAATGATTGTAGTTCCAAAGGCAAACCCGCCGCACGCTGAAAGTTATGTGCAGACAAACACGCTTATCAGCATGAACCCCGAATTTAAAATATATGCCGACAAATGCCCGTCACTTATCATCGATACATTGCGGATAAAATCGAACAACAGCCGGCAAATTATGAAAGGACGCGGAGAAGAACGGCAGGCGGACTTGCTCGACTGCCTTCGGTATTTTATCAACACTTTTTGTAAGGATATACGGGTACAGTAAACGCCGCAAACCGCATTTTTAACCGCTCAAAACCGCAAGCCCATGATTTGGTTTAGCATCGAAGAAAAAACGCCCGCAGACGGGCAAATTTGCGCGGTTATGATTGACGATATTATGATTTGCTGCGAATACGAAGACGAGCTATTTTATGACCTTGGAGCGGATGATATTTTTTCGACGGATGAGGTTGATTTTTGGTGTCCGCTTCCTGAGCCTCCGGAAGTTGATTTCGATGATGACGATGATGAGGCGGAATCGGACGAAGACGGCTTGCATATCAACAACCTACCAAAATTTGAAGACTTGGAACCTGAGCCGATACAGGTGATTTTCATAAAAAACAGCCGGGTGTTTAATGACGGCTTGGCAATTTTTCATTTTAATATGAATTAACGGCGCGGCCATATCCACCACAAAACCCCCGTATATCTCCCACAAAACCACAAATAATGTACAGACCTAAAATATATCCGACAAACGAAGCAGACCGCCTTGCATGGGAATCGCTTATCAAAGAGGGTAAGCGTAAAACGCCGGGGGCATTGCTACCCGGGCGCAAGTGCCAAAAATGGCTTGTGATTTCGGACGTACATCGCCCGTTTCATGAACCGAAATTGTGGGATAAGGTGCTGCGGTTAATCCGAAACATGGGGACGGATTTGTACGGGGTAATTATTGCGGGGGATTATTTGGATTTATACACGCTCGGTTCGTACAACGAAGACAGCCTCGGACTTCTCAAAGATTTTGACCTTGATTTCGAGTATCGGGATGGGTTGAACGGAATCATTGAACTTGAATCTGCCATGCACAAGGATGCAAAAAAATGTTTCCTTTTCGGCAACCATGAAGACCGCTATTTCCGCACACTTAACAAAAGGGATAACGCCAAATTCGGTGCGGCACTCAAAAACCCGGTGGAGGCTTTGCAATTATACGAAAGGGGATGGCAGGTTAAAATGAAGTACAAAGACGATTTCTTTCTGCTTGGTGAACACTTGGAAGTGATACATGGAAATTTCCATAATGTACACGCGGCAAAAACGCACTTAGATGCGCTCGGAAGGTCGGTAATGTTTGGAGATACGCATCGGGTGCAAATGTTTCGAGAGGGCGAACGAGCGGCGTACAATATCGGTGGATTGTTCGATATGAATCATCGGGCTTTTTCCTATGCACCACGCACGCAACGCAGGCGATGGGCAAACGGCTTTGCAATCGTAAATATCGATGATGACGGCTGTTATTTTGCGGAGGTAGTGAACGTTTGGGATGGGCGTTTTTATGCCGATGGTAGGATGTATTAAAAAACCCCGCTGTCGGGCGGGGTGTGGGGGTTAGTCATAATCTTCTACGTCCTCATTTTCTTCAATGAATTGTAAAAGCTCTTCAATAGTTTTAATATTGCGTAGAAATTCTTTTTTTTGCGGTATGTAGCCGCCGTTGCTGTCTTGGACTTTGGCTATTGCTGAATTTACTAATCCAATGTCATCGGTTGGCATTGTGGCAAAGTAATAGCTTCTTTGCGAAGAACCCGCTACGAGGTTCATGTCATTAGCCTCTAATGTATAGTTTCCATCGTGGCTATGCTTGTTTTCAAAAATTTTGATTAACATAATGGTAGTTTTTTGTAGTTTTTAATATTATTCCATTTTGATAGTATCAAAGATACAACGCATTTTTTAATCTTCAAATTTTTCTGCAACTTTTTTTAAAATATTTTTATGCTCACACTCAACACAACAGGCCTGCAAGTTGTCCGCTTGCAAATGCAACTTAGGCAGCTAAACTACTTTAGGGGCAATATCGACGGCTATTTCGACGAAACGATAATGCAGGCGGTTAAAGCCTTCCAAACGGCGAATAAATTGCAAGCGGACGGCATTGTCGGTCCGGTCACACAAAACGCATTAAACGCAGCAACGGCGGACGGTTGGCACGTGCTGTTTTTGCATTGTGCGGCAACGCCTGAAGGCAGGGATGTAAAAGCTGAGCAAGTGGTGCAATTCCATACACTACCGGTCGAAAAAGGCGGTCGCGGATGGTCTAAGCCCGGTTATTCGGACATCATCGAGTTGTCCGGGCGTTTGGTTAATGTGTGGGCATGGGATTCTGACAATCAGATTAAAGAATGGGAGCAAACTTGGGGTGTTCATGGTTCTACAATGCTAAACCGAAACGCGCGGCATCTGTGTTACATCGGAGGCACGGAAGCGGGAAACATCAACATTCCCAAAGATACCCGAACCGAGGGGCAAATGGGAACGATGGAAACTTATATAAAGTTTTGCCTGCTGCGAAATCCGAAAATCATTATTGCAGGTCACAACCAAGTACAACAAAAGGGCTGCCCTTCTTTTGATGTGCCGAAATATCTACGAAGCATTGGAATCCCCGAATGGAATATCGGGCAATGGTCGTCGAAATTTGCGATTTAGACCCGCGACCAAACCATAACCACAGGCATATTCAACCGCAAGGCTAAGATTCCTTATACCACAGGCTAAGATTCCTTAATATAAAACAAAAACCCACCGTAAAAGGCGGGTTTTGTTGTTTGTGGGGTGGGATTAGTTGATTGTTTTCGGCTCAACCGGTTCGGGTGGTTCGGGGATGGCAAACACGGTGCGTTTGCACACCGAAAAAAACATATCCCAAACGGTTGCTGTCGAAATTTGGTGCTTTGCGGAAAACTCGGCAACGTAGAACAATAACCCAACGTATCCGGGCATTCCCGTTAATACACGCTGATGTTCTGCAAGTCTTCGGAGTGTTTCAAGCTGTTCGTTTTGCTGTGCGATTTGCGCCTCCAATTCCTCGGCGCGGTTGCCTAATTTTTTGTTTATTTCGCGCAGGGCATCAGCACCGGCGATTTGCGCCTCCATTGCTTCAACCATATCGGCTGCCTCGTCGAGTGCATCGGTTAAAGATGCAACGTTAGCAGCGAAACGGGCGATTTTTTCAGATGTTTTGATGGTTGATTGTGGTTGGTTGATGGTTTGCCCGTTTCGGGAGATGAGGCGGAGGTCCGAACGAAAAAACCAAATAGTTCCGCTTTTGTTTTCGACAAGGATTTTCTTTTCGCCTGTCATTCCATCTTCGCGAAATGATTTTACCGTTCCTGATGCCTTAAATCCGTTTTTTGAAATCACCTCCACCACGTCTCTAACCTGCAACTCGCAGGTTAAGGGGTCTAAGATTTGATTTTTCATAATTCGATAGTTTTTAAAGATTAAAAATACGTGTGCGGATAACCCACGTGCAAATATATTAAAAAGGAAGCATATCGCCAAATTCTTCTCGGAAATTTATTTGGTGGATAATTTCCTCACGGATTTTATCTTCCAAGTCGGCAGCAGTCATCGGGCGAAACGAACGACTGCGGCGGTCATAGCACTCAAACATGGATGCAAGGGCATCGGTAATGCGGCGTTCTTTGCCGTCTACTTCAACGGTATCGAACAAAATTTCACCTGCTGTTTCGCACTCGGTAGGTCTGCCGTATTCGTCACGGGCTGCCGGTTCGGGTGCAATAATTTCGGCTTCTACTGCGAATTGAATTTCGTTGCCGTCGAAATCGATAAGCTCAAAAGAAAATGTCGTTGTCATGGTCTTGAATGTTTTGATGGTTAAGCAAATATTGGAAGTAAGGATAATACCGTAAGTACTGAACCGACACCGTTGCAATGACCGCGCCCGTGTGCGTCACTATTTCGATGAGCGTGCCGGTGAAGGCGTAATGTGATGCGGTATCGTTTATCATGATTCAAAGGTACGCCGCCTTTTCCGAAAAACCAAACTTTTAATAAAATATTTTCAACTTTTTTTCACTATTTTTACAAACATCGTAAACCACCACAAACAGACCATGTTCAAAATATTCAACCGATTTTTCAAAAAGCGCAACCGAGCGGAGCAAAACGAAAGGACGTACCGCAAATGGCTTGCGGCGCACATTCCAAAGGCAACCACCACACGCATAGAACTTGACCGGGTTTTTACCGACCGCAGCGAAAACAATTGGTACGTTTTCCGAAATATCGGAACGATGACGCGGGAAAGGGCAATAAAAATCGAAGAGGTGCTAACGTGGCTCGACTACGGCATCAGCAAAGAGGAGTTTTCAAAGGGCATGAACGAAATAAAAGCCCAAATCGAAAACATACCTTGGCAAAAACCGACTTCGGACGCGCTAAGAAAGTTTCACGATTCAGCCTTGCAAAAGCTGTCGGATTTTTTGTACCGTGTTGAGAATGTAAAGGTTGAGGATTTGATGCTGCAAGCTATCATGTATTTTGTCCTAATCGATAACGAAGACCCATATGTACTAAATTCGCAACTACAAGCCGAAAAATTCCAAATTGCCCAAGCTGACCCCGAACTGCGTGCTTTTTTTTTGCGTCTTATGGAGGATATTTTCGTCGGTTGGAACAATACAAAAAACAGCAATTCCCCCGCCTAAGCCTAACGGATGGCAAAAAGAGGAAACGCCCGGCAACGTTGTTTCATGCCTTGCAACGCCTTGCACAGGTGAACCGCGAAAACGATTACTTGATAGCTAAATGGTACAATCGCGAAATGGAAGACGTCCGATTCATGGTGCTGCGTGACTACCTTTCGGCAATTGAGCAAATATTAAAAGAAAACGATAAGCAACAAAAGCAGGCGGGCATGCCGCCGAAAAAATAACCCGAAACCTCATAATACATGGCAGAAATAAAAGACATATACAGCCTACAATTTAACGCCGCCGAATTTGAGCAGCAAATCAACGCTTCGATTGCTAAAATCGAGGAGTTGCAAGGGGCGATGGAAGGCGCGGCGGAAAGCACCGAAGAACTTGAAAGTGCAACGGCACAACTCACAGACTTGCTTGCACAGGAGGCCGAAGGTACGGACGAGCTGAACCAAAAACGCGATGTGTTGGTGAAAACGCAAAAAAGCCTGAACAAAGAATCTAAGGCTTATACCGTCATCGGCAAAGAAATCGACACCACCAACGGAAAGATTGCAAAGTCCACCGCTGATGCCACAACTAAACAAAAATCTTTTTTCGGGGGCATCATGTCGGGCGCACGGTCTTTGAACAGCTTAAAACGCGCTGCGGGATTGCTCACGGGGGCATTTCGTTTGTTGGGGGCGTTTAATCCATTGGGGCTGCTTATCACCGGCGCATCGGTTGCGGTGGGCCTGCTTGGTTCGCTGTTTGTCGCAAGCGAAAAAGCAAAAAGCGGACTGGAGCGGTTGAACGACCCGGGTCTTGCACGAACCGAACGCCTCGACATTTTGGAGGAGGAAATCAACCGGTTGAACGAAATCGAAAAGGCAACGGGCGAACTTTCCGAAGAGGAAAAGAAGCAACGCGATGAGCTGACAAAAAAGTACAAAGAAACGGCTGACGAAATAGTCCGTATCGAACGCGAACGAACAAAGGAACTGAACGATTTACAAGACCAAGCATCACGCCTGCGCGTCAAGCTATTAGGCGACTCTACCGCCGCAATTGTTGAAAACTTTAAAGTCGAAAGCCAAATTTTAACACGCGACCAACTCGACGCGCAAAATGCGCTATTTAAGCAACTTAATAAATTAGTAAAGGACTTAGCATCGGAAGAGGGGACAGCATCCGCCGAACGCAGAAAAGAATTGCAGGACGAAATCCGTTTTATTGAGCAGAAAATCGAAGATTCCAATACGCTTTTTAAGACGCAAAAACGCGTTTTAGAGCAGGAGCGAAACGCCGCATTGCAACGAAAAGCGGAAGAGGAGCAGCGTAAAAAAGACGACGATGAACGCAAACGCCGCGAAGAAGAAGAGGCGAAACGCCGCGCAAAAATAGCCGAACAGCAATTAGCACTACAAAAACGCATCCAAACGGAAATCGTTGATGTGATAAAAAAGGGCGCAAAAGCCGTACAAGATAACGAGGCGATAAACGCGGCTATCCTGCGACAAAAGCGTTTGGAAGAGTTCAAAGAATTTTCGGAAATTGAACAAAAGAAGCAAGAGGTTATCGAAGCGCAGCGCAACGCCGAAACCGCACGACAATTAGCACTTTTGGAGGCCGAACGGAATCAACGCCTTGCCGCTGCTTTGGCATCAGGTCAAGAAGAGGCAAAGATTCTGAAAGAACAAAACAAGATAAACGAAAACTTCAACAAGCAACGCGAGGAAATAGAGCGTTTGACGAATGTCGAAATCCTCAAAAGCCGAATTGCATTGCTTGAGGCATTATCCGCCGAAGCAAAAAAAGCCGGTGCCGATACGGGGGAATTTGAGAATCAGCTTGCCGAATTGCGCCTCAAATTAACCGAGTTGGAACGCCCGCCAAATATCGAAATAGACCCCGACCCGCCGAAAAAGAAACTTGATGAAATATTGCAGGCGGCACAGGAAGTCGGCAACGCCATTTTTGACGCTGTCGGCGATGCATATAAACGCCTAATCGGAAGGTTAGATGAAGCGATTAACCGCTCAAAATCCGCATTGGACGAAATCCGTGCTAATTCGGAGCAGTTCAATGCGCAGCAGCTTGCATTGGAAAAAGACCGATTAGCAAAATTGGAAGATGAAAGAAAACGCGCGGCACAACGGGAAAAAGCCATTGCGATTACCCGAATTGCAATCGACACAGCTGTGGCAGTAGCAAAAGCCGCATCACAAACGGGCGTTGCCGCTCCCATTGCCATTGCTTCCGTTCTTGCGGCTATTATCGGGGGCGTTGCTTCGGCAATTGGTGTGGCGCAAGGGGCGAATTTCTTTGAGGGTTCGGAATATGTGGATAAAGACCGCAGATACCCGACAGGGCGTGACCGCGTGCCGGCAATGCTGAACCGAGGCGAGCGCGTTATTACAACCGATACAAACCGTAAATATTTTCCCGTTCTTTCGGCAATTCATCACGGTGACATTCCCCCGGCTGCAATCAACGATTTTGCGCGGCAGTACTTGGCAAACGGCGGTCGTTCCGTTTCGTTTATGAAAGAAGTGCAAAACAATCCTTTCTTTGTGCCGGTGCCGACAAACAACGGGGGCTTAGAATCGCGTTTGGAGCGTATCGAACAGGCTTTGCTTGGATTACCCGGCATGATGCCCCGAACAACCGTAACGGCAAACGCACGGGGCATATTTACTACCGTTGAGCAAAGGAGGCTTAGGGGGGAAAATGTTCGGAAGATTGCGAAAGCATAAAAAAACCCCGCTGTGGGGCGGGGCTTATACTAAAACAAGTAGTTAAAATTATTAAGTATGTCAATTTCATTTAAATGCCCGGATTCAAGCATTTTCGACGCAATCCAACGGCGATTCAATAGGCTCAAACGGCGGTTTGATAATATGCTGAAAGCGGCAAAAAATTTGCCTTCGCCAGCAATTTCTTTTGTCCATATTTTGCGGACAAGTTTTTTTAATTCGTCCGAAGGCTCTTCGTTTCGCTGCAAAATTTCATGCAGCTTTTTTCGTCTGTTTTCAACGGAATCGTCAAAGCATTCTTCACGAATCCAAATAGACTCGTGAAACTTACAACTAAAGGCATCTGCCACATAAAGCGTTTCGGCTTTTTTTACGACTTCGATACAAAGTCCGTCTAAAAAGAAGTTTCCAAACTCTTTGTATTCGACAGCATATCCGGGTTCGTGAATCCTTCCGACACCCATTTGATAGTAAGACGAAGCAGGATGAATCGCTTTATAAGTTTTAATCGGCTCGAAGTTTAATACTTCGAAAATTGAGCTTATATGTCTATTCGTTATCATGTTATTGCGTTTTGATAGTATCAAAGGTACACCGACTTTTTCAGACCACCAAATTTTTAACAAACTTTTTTTGTATGAATGCAAAAAAAATTATCATATCGGGTTTTTGCCTTGCTTTTCTCGGCATCGGCTTGGGTGTTTGGATTCTTTCGGATTCATATTCCCGCCTCAACCGGACCATGCAGCGACAAGAACAGGAAACGCGCGAGCGGCTTTCCGAACAGCTCGACTCAATCATCCGCCAACGTGCCGGCATTACGTCGAAAATAGACAGCTTGGAGGCTGTCATCGAACGCACAGACGAACGAATCAGTAAACAAATTGAAAAATATAGGAATGAAACCTTTAAGAATCTTCGCGATTATCGCGATTCTTCAAACAACGCACTTCTCGACCGCCTTCGGGCAAAGTAATTCGGGCAGCACGCCAAAACCCGAAATAACGGCAACGGTCATCGGAGCGGATACGGTTTTTGTTATGAACCGCGCTTATGCTGAATTGGTAGCGGAGCGGTTCGATAGCCTTGCTTCGCTCAAGCAATCGTTTTTGGAATGCAACGCTGTTGTTGATGGCCTGCAAAGTTCGATACTTGAACGCGGTCGGTTAATCGCTGAGCAAAACAACCTTATCGGGAATTTGCATGCGGATATTGTGAATCGCGATTTGCAATATCAAAGCTGTGAGCGGTCGCTGAACGTTTACAAGGACGTAGAAAAGCAGCTAAAAAAAGAAACCCGCAGACGCAAGACATGGCAAGCGGTCGCGGGTGTTGGTGTGGGGGCTGCGGTGGTATCTTCGATAATTTTAATACTACAAAAATGAAAATATTTTTTAACGGCATTCCGCAAAATCTCGATGACTTCAACGGCACGGAAAACATTTCGTTTGTTTTTCAGCAGGGGGAATCGGGAAGCAGCTTTTCGCCGGAATTGGTTTTGACCGGTGAGGCTTTCGACTATGCGTATTCACAGCTGATTGCACATCCTTCGCCCGGATTAACCGAAATCCTTGTCGAAGTTTACGACGAATGCTGCACTGACGAAACGGGCGCGGATTTGCTTTTGTTTTCGGGCGTTATTCGCGGTTCTCAAGTAACGTGGTGTACCGTTTCGGATGGCGTTTCGCAATGTACGATGACGGTAACGGTGGTCGATAATTCGCAAGATGCCCGCGCGGTGGCCTGCTTAAAAAATGTATTCCCTTGGGATAGAAAACTGAACTACCAAGGCACATCGACCACATTAGGGGAAGACACATTCCGAGCGGCTCCGTTCCTTACCTACTGCATCGACATTCGCCCGGGGTTTATGCAGGAAATAGTCCTAATAATCGGGATAATACTTTTGTTTGCCCTTGCGCCGCTCATTGCTTTTGTATCGATTCTCGGTGTTATCACGGGGTTGATACCTAACTTTTCGTTTTTCTTCGATACGCTTCAAACATTGCTTGTCGGCTGCGGCTATAAACATAAAACGCCGTTTGTGCATTCCTACCTGCAAAACATGTGCGAAATTTGCGGGCTTAACTTATCGTCTTCCGTATTTAATCCGGGCGGTGATTACCACAACACCATGCGACTCGATGCCCCCTACAAGCCCGGGCGGAAAATTACAAGCCGCGTGCTTGATGCATACGAGCTGAATAAACCGAACCTGAACGGCGTGCAATTCTTAGACGAACTAAAGCAATTCAATTTAGATTGGAAAATATTCGGTTCGGCACTTGTCATTGAGCGTAAAGACCAATTTGGGGCGGGTGTTTATGTGGACTTATCGGCACTGCCCCAAACCGAAATATTATCGCTTTGCTTTGATACCTTAGCTGAACGCCCTGCGGCTTTTGCCGAGTACCAATATGTAAAGGACGGAATCGACAACACGGGCGACGAAACAAACCCCGATTGGGTTGAAAAAGCAATTGATTGGAATGTGCCTGTAAATCCCGCGCAAGCCGGGCTGTTTTCGCGCACGTTCACATTTGGCACGGCACAATTTAGGGAGGATTCGGGTCGAGATGACGTTTCGGCACTTGATAAATCGTTTTACCGTGCGGTGCTGCCCGTGCTGAATGATTTTACGGGGGCAATGCTCATGGAGCGCGGAATTTGCGGTGTGCCGCGTTTATTGATGTGGGATGGCGCAAGCCCACAAGACGATGCAAGAGTGCTTCGATACCCGTCACAAACGCCCGATACGTTCGATTACAATACAGATTGGTGGGTTAAAGTCGCCTATTCGGACGGAACAGGCACGCCGCATGATACACTATATCAGCGATTTTTAACCATTGATGACCCTCGCGTTTCGGGCATACGCACGCGACCGTACCGCGCGGTAATAAACGCCACTTGCGAACTTATACAGGGGCTTGGTGTACTTGAAACCGATAAGCTCAATAAAACTGTTATTGTGCCGCTTGCGGGGGTGAATTATTCGGGCAGCATTGAGGAAATTGAATACTCCGTAACCGAAAACACCATAACGATTTCGGGAAAAATATAAACCTATCGGATTCGGTAGGGTTAAACCGTTCAGCGCACAGCATCCAAACTTTTAATAAAATATTTTACACTTTTTTTTCGTAATTTCGGCAATATAAATTTTTACCGATGCCATTCAATTACACATCCATATCGTTTACCAATATCAACAAAGACGGCACGGCACTTTCGCCCGCGCTGACTTTTGCCCCTGCCGCCACTCCCGCATCGGTTAATCGTTTCGCTATCGGAAACCGTGTACGTATTGCCGTTCAAATTACGGCTTCGGGCGGCTCAAATTGGAATAATAAAGACCTGCGCTGCAATCTATGCCTTTATCGAAAAGATATTCCGTCCGATGCGCCTGACTTTGGTTTTGAAACCTCTACACCTGTAACGGGTGTTGCTACGGCGGGTCAATTTGTCGGAGGGAGTGACGGGCTGCAACTAACGCGGCAAAATATCGAAGCTGTGACTTTTCAGCTTACCGCGCCGAATGTGGTGACGATGACAATTGATTTTTACGTCACGTGCGATGTGGACAACTATATCAGCACGGCGTTTTTTATCAATAATCAGGTTCGGTTTTTGCAATCTCGCTTTGATAACTTTTCGTTCCCGATGCAAAACACG